TTATTATGCAGGTGGTGGAGGAGGAGGCGGAAATACTGGTGCGGGGGTGTCGCCAGGCAGTGGTGGTTCTGGAGGTGGTGGTAGCGGCTCTGTTGATAGTTCAACTGGTACAGCAGGCACAGCAAATCTTGGCGGAGGCGGTGGTGGCGGTGGTGTTGGTAGTCCTGGTGGTGCAGGTGGTAGCGGTGTTGTAATCCTTCGTTACCCAAGTGCTAAAACAATAACTATCGGTGCTGGTTTGACAGGTACAACAGCAACAGACGGTTCCTTCAAAGTAACAACAATTACTGCTGGTACTGGAAATGTGAGTTGGGCATAATGTTGCAAAATAACAAACAAAGATTTACTATAGGAGATATATGGCTATAGATTTTCCTAATTCCCCAACAAATAATAATACTTTTAGTGCTGCGGGAAAAACATGGATATATAACGGAACATCTTGGACATTAGTAGGAGCTTCATCTGGTACAGCCGTTGTTTCAACAACAGCACTAGATGGCGGAACACCTGTAACTATTCAATTTCATGTCATGAGCGCAGTCAACGCTGGTGGCGTATAAATAAAAAATAGTGTAAACTAGGAGAACAATGGCTGTACAAATACAATTCCGAAGAGGCACTGCTGCTGAATGGACTGCTGCTAATACCGTATTAGCTGAAGGCGAATTAGGCTTAGAAACAGATACCACTTATTACAAGATCGGTAATGGCTCTACTGCTTGGACATCTTTGGCCTATGGCTCACTGGCTGGCACACTTGCTAATAACTCGGTGACATCAGCAATGATTGTTAATGGGACTATAGTTGCTGGCGATATTGCAAGCGATGCAATTACTACAGCAAAAATTCTTGACGCTAATGTGACAGCTGGTAAACTTGCTGCTACAGCCGTGACTGCTGGTTCTTACACAACTGCTAATATTACTGTTGACGCTCAAGGGCGCTTAACAGCGGCATCTACAGGTACTGGTGGTATTCAAGGCGATAGCGATCAATTGGCTTTAGGTTCGCAAGTATTCGGATAACAGGAGAAACACATGGCAACATTTACTAAATTAGCGTTACAACCAGCAGGTACCACAGGTACAGGTCTTGGTATTAAAGTTGCTGCGACTGCTACAGCAGGCACAGCAATTCACACAGCATCGGCTACTGCAACAGTTATTGATGAGATTTGGTTGTATGCAGTTAACTCATCTGCTTCGTCAGTTAAATTGACGATTGAGTGGGGCGAGGCTACTGCACCTGATGGCAACATTGAGTTGACTGTTACTGCTGAGTCTGGTCTTGTTTTGGTCATTCCTGGTTTGTTGTTGCAAGGTAACGCTACTGCGAAAGTTGTTAAGGCGTTTGCTGGTACAGCCAATGTGATTATGTTGCACGGATATGTAAACCGAATTACTGTTTAGGTTTTTGTGCCAAGACCGCACGCACCTCGTACTAGGGTTTCAACATATCTAAGCGACTGGATGCCGTTGAATGATTTGCCGTATTCACGGTCAGGTTATTTTGCTGGTGGCTTTAACGCTACATATCAAACAGGAGTGGATAAAATTGCATTCCCTGTAGATACTAAAACTGTTTCAAGTGCAGTTCTAAGTCCTGCTCGTGCCAACGCAGGTGGTTTTGCAAACTCTGGAATCGCTGGTTATCTTGCTGGTGGTAATAGCCCTGATTTTTCTTCAATACAAAAAATTACTTTTCCTGCCGATAGCACAAGCATTATTAGTGCAACTTTAACTACAGCAAAAAATGCTTGTTTTTGTATGGCTAACTCAGGTGTCGCAGGATATGTCGCTGGTGGATATGATTCAAATTACTCCGCCACAGTTGACAAAATCACTTTCCCTGCGGATACGAAAACAACTCTTGGTACTGGTTTGACTACTGCCACTATTAACGCTGGACCTTTCGCCGATTCAGGAGTGGCTGGATATTTTGCTGGTGGAGATGCTAGTGGTACAGTGACTAATTCAATTACTAAATATACTTTTTCTGCTGATACTAGAAGCACTTTGAGCGCAACTTTGAGTGCTGCAAAATTGAATTTAGCAGGTTACGCTAACTCTGGTGTTGCTGGTTATATATCGGGTGGTGGTAATCCGAGAGTTGATACGACTGACAAAATTGCGTTTCCTGCTGATACTAAAACTACTTTGAGTGCAGTTTTGACAGAAGCAGTAAGTGAGTGCAAAGGTATGGCTGATACAGGTGTTGCAGGATATATCGGTGCTGGCAGTAATACTGCAAGTGCCAACCTAGATAGGGTAGATAAAATTACTTTTCCATCAGATACCAAAAGCACTTTAAGCGCAACCTTAACTGTTAGTGGTGGGTCTAAATCTGCTTTCGCTGATTGTGGTGTGTTCTGATGCGTTTTGATTCTAGAGGTTTAGTCTCAACCTACATATCTGATTGGATGCCGTTAGGTGATGTGACTCGGCAGGCTGTCGCAGGATATTTTGCTGGTGGATACAACGGTTTAGCGAGCGGTTATGTTTCTATTATTGACAAAATGTCTTTCCCTTCAGATACTTTGACAGTTAATGCTGATTCATTGAGCAACGCAGGTACGCAAGTAACAGGGTTTAGTAATTCAGGTGTTGCAGGTTACGCATGTGGAGTTGGTTATGGCACTATTGGAGAGAGTGCTATTGTTAATAAAATAACTTATGCAACTGACACTCGTAGCACAACTACTGCTCTCGGTCTTGCAAGGCGTGGCATTTTGTCTCTTTCAAACTACGGAGTCGCAGGTTACGCTGGCGGTGGTTATGATGCCGTTGGCTCAGATTTTGTTTCTAGAGTTGATAAGTTTGCATTTCCAGCAGATAGTAGAACTACCACAACCTCTTTAGCAAATACAAGATTTATTGGTGCAACATTTCAAAACAATGGAGTTGCAGGATATTTTGCTGGCGGAATTATAGCGAGTGCGGCTGGCTCGTCAATAGAAAAACTTGCTTTCCCAGCCGACACTAGAACTACTCTTTCCGCAACACTTTCCTCTGCTAATCAGGGTTGCACAGGTTTCGCCAATAGTGAGATTGCTGGTTATGTACTCGGTGGTTACGACGCTACTTATATTGCAACAGTAGATAGAATTAGTCTAGTAAACGATACAAAAACTACAATAACCTCTTTGGCTAATGCGGCTAACTCATTTATGCAAGGGTTCTCAAATTCAGGTGTTGCAGGTTACGCTGGCGGTGGCGCTCAAGCAACCGTTGGAGAAGTTAATACTGTAAAGAAAATGAGTTTTTCAAGCGAAACTATTTCAAACACAACTAATTTATCGGGGAATCGTGGTGGCGGTGCAGGTTTTGCTAACGAAGGAGTGTTCTGATGCGTGAAGATATCCAACTCAGTTTCATAGAATGTCAAATGCCACGAACCCCATACCAACTGGAACGCTTCGTAGTCGGGCAACACGACACACCAGAAATGCAATTCGTACAAGTATGCCGAGAACTAGAAGCCCTGTACTACACAATAAAAGAAGTCGGAATGGCAAACAAGAAAACAGAACTAGAGATAGCGAAACTTCGTGCAACAGGTGACGAGATTGATGCGATAGATGCCGACATCAAAGAACTAGGTTTAGAACGAACAAGGCTTGTCGCTATCGGCGCACGCCGTGAACTTGATGAGTTAATCAAAATGTATGATGCCATGCCTCACTTCACACGCCAACAAATAGATGAATCGCAACCTGATTATTGGCAGGCACGACTCGGCAGGCAAGCCAATCTACAAATGATGGCTGGTGGTGCAGGTTGGGCGCATCTTGAAGCCTTAGACCAAATCGGTGTTCTTCAGCCTATGATTCAAGCGCAACAAGCGCAACAAGAAAAAACAAAGGAGATAACGCAATGAAATATGCACAATGGACAATTAAACGACCTGAAGGGTCAACACCTGAACCTTTGATCCGAAGTCGTGGCGGTCAAGCATCTGGCGGCTTCATGAAAGATGCCGACACAGTTATTGGTTACGTTTGGAACGATGTTGATTTGACAGGTTTAGAGAAGTGGAACTTCTCAACAATGACAAATCTTGAAGCTATGGCTATTGCACAGGCGTTAAACCCTGAGTGTTTCTTTGGTGATGATGGCACAATTCAAGCACCACAACCTGAGTTAGTATAAAGGTTCCACCCCGATGATAAGAGTTCTTTGGACTTTGCCACTGATTAGGCTAGTCGGGGTGGTCACTAATAAGTTGCGGTACAAATGTTGCCTAAGTTGCGGTATTGTACCCCTAAACGGGTATCTAGGCTTACCAAAATGTCTCAGTTCGGATACAATTATTTTCTACCCTAGATGCTTCGGTGTCTAGGTTCAGACCTGTCTCTATCACTGGTCTTTGTTTTTATATTAGCAGTTAAGGCTCTAACTGATAATATAGTTTCTAGTATTACTAAAAGCAGTTATACAAAATTGACTCAGTATTTAACCATGGGTTCAAATCTTTGTAGTTTTCTAATCACGAGGGTGTTTTGTTTCTAAGTCCGAGGGCAAACGGTAGTGTATGGGTTGGGCAAATGGCAGTGTCAGTTGTGCGCTCAAAATGATGTTTAACGCTATGATGAGTTCGTCACTGACATTACACTAGTATTCCGAAGTCCGTAGAGAAGTGAAATAGCAGCTTCTCGTATCGCCCTTATAACCCGAACACCTATAGTAAGGCTATAATATGAAGACCATTACAACACTTTAAGGAGTAATCGTGGCACAAGCATATAAGGTTTTAGCACAATCCGCACCAGCGGCAACAACACTCACAGATGTCTACACAGCAGGTGCTGGTGTTCAAGTAGTGGCGTCAACAATCACAGTATGTAATCGTGGGGCTACAGAAGCTACCTACAGAATTGCGGTGCGTGCAGCAGGCGCTGCTATAGCAAACCAACATTATATTGCTTTTGGCGCAACAGTGGCTGCAAATGATACCGTAGCCCTTACTTTGGGTATTACCCTTCAGGCTTCAGACATTATTACGATCTACGCATCTAACGCCAGTTTGTCTTTTACGATGTTTGGTTGTGAAATTACTTCGTGATTTATTCAGCTTTAAGTGCTACGATTACTCGCAGTGCGGGTACTAGGATACTAAGATCAAACTTATCAGGTAACAAGGGCAAATCTTCTTACACGTTTTCTAATGGCCCTTTAGTTGCTTTTACAGATGATTTTAATAGATTAGATAACCCAAGCTCCTTAGTCTCTTCAGCAACTAAAGCATGGCGAAATTCTATAGGTACATGGGGTATTGATGGTAGCCAAGCAACTACAACCACTGCGGTAGCCAGCTATCCACTAGCCTATGTATACACTGGAAAAAGTAATGCAACGGCTAAGATTGGGTATGCGGCACCCAGCACTCATGGTTGGGGTATTTCTTACTGGGTTACTGACGCCACAACTTGGTATGCCACTTATCTAGATAGAACTTATTATCAGAGTTCATACCAAGTTGGATACTATGCTTGTCCAGGTGGATACCCAAACTGTGGCAACGGTTATTATCAATCAGTAGGTGGTTGGGGGTGCGGTGACTACACCTATGGCACTGCTGGACCTAGTGACTCCGCAGGTAACTGCCCAGGAACTTGTGGTGGGTGCCCTTATGGTGGTAACGGATATTTAACTGGATATGCACCAGGCGTTCCTGGTCAACCTTGTTACTGTGAGTGCCACAATAGCGATGGATATGTATCTTGTGGACCTCTTCAATACAGTACAGTTTACCAAGACAATTATGTGTACTGGCTAAGAACGATAAAGTACTCTTCGGGTAGCGCTGTTCTTATTAATTCTCAACAATACACATCATCTACTGATCCAAATTTGTACACTAAGTATGTTGAAGTGCAAACTGACTATCCAGTATCTAACTCTGTAACTGTAAAATACAGTGTTGATGGTGTAACCCCTACAACGTACACAATAGCAGTTACAACTCCTACAAAGGGAAAAGGTTATGGTATATTGCTTGCACCAACTACCACTGGAACACAAGCTACCAAAGTGGACAACTTCCAGTATACTCCTACACCATGACAAAAGATTATGCGCAAACTAGATTGGCTATATGCGAATCTTGCCCCAGACTGTTTAAACCAACTTATACTTGCAAAGAGTGTGGGTGTTTTATGAGAGTTAAAACTCATTTAAAATCCGCAAGTTGCCCCATTGGAAAATGGGCACCAATACCAACATCAAAAGGAGAATAACATGAGTCCAAAAGTTATACACACAACACAAGGAGTATTGGTAGATAGTGGAGTTGAAGGTGCACCTTTGCTAACTTTTTCTGATGCCCATAGTATCTACCATGTTTTTGACACTAATCCAGGTTTTGCCGATCAATTAGTAGAAGAATTATCTTTAGGTATTAAAGCGGTATTTGCTGAATACATAGAGTGCCTTGAAAAAGGAAAAACAGGACCAGAGTTCAGTCCTGAAAAATTAACAGCATATGTGTTTAGCACACAACGATTTAGCGTATTAATCAATAAAGGCTACCAAGCGTATTTACAGGCAATTGAGCACGCACGCAACCAATCTTAACTAAGGCTACAATGTGATGTGAAACTTTCTTTCCGTCACGGTTCATGGATACCAATCCTTGTTTGGCTATCCTCTTTAATCTTTCCTAACGTCGCATATGCTGAGCCAACTCCAGGGTTAAACGCTGTAGGTTACGCAATCCCTAGTGGTACACCTACAAAATCTGACACAATGTACCAATCGTGTGGCACTGAAATAGAAAACAATATCAATCGCAATTTCAATTACGAACCATTTCAACAATGCCCTAACGATTGGTTTATGATCCACTACACGGGGTTTATAAATATCCCAGAGAATCAGACAATCAGTTTCATGGTCGCTGCCGACGATGGTGGCACAGTGAAGATCGGTGACACAGCCGAGTTTGGCACATGGAACCTAAAAGGGTGTCAATGGTCAGCAAGAACAAACTTTGTGTTACCAGAAGGACAATACTCTTTAGACGGTTGGCATTTTGAAGCAAGTGGTGGTGCCTGCTACATGCTCTCCTGGAGTATCAACGGTGGAGGCTGGCAGATCGTTCCTGATTCGGCGTTCACTACTCAGGCAGCACCGACCACCACGACTACAACTTCATCTAGTACAACTACAACTTCATCCACCGTGCTAACAACCACAACACTAGAGCCAAGTACCACAACGACAGAATACGTAACAACATCTACATCAACCCTTCCTCAAGAAATTTCCACAACAACATCAACAACTGAACTAGCCACGACCACAACTCTGACCACAACGACCACAATAGCCCCACCGATAGAGCAAACAACAACATCCGTTTACATCTCACCAGTTACCATTGCTCCTTCTCCAGTCGTAATAGAACCCGTTTTAATAGTACCCACGGGGACAATAGCGCAAATAGTAGAAGTGCAATTGCCCGAAACGACCCGTCCTGTATTAATAATAGAACCAATGCCAAAAATTGATATACCTCTGACAACAGAAACCACACTAATTTCATTACCTGTAATACCAGATGAAACAATTGTAAAACCAACATCTCCACAGACTACCATGCCTGTAATCACTGTAACAACCTCTGTTGTTATAACAAATACTACCTTAAAGCAAGTGGTTGATACCAGTTTGCCAGATCCTCCTAAGCTTATCAAAGTGGACGATATAGTAACCAAAGATTTAAATAAAGAACAACTAAACACGGTTATGGATGAAGTGTTTAACGATCAGGCTTCTCCGTTAGAGGTAAGCAATGCGGTTGCCAAATTGTTGACTACCGATCTGACGAAAGAGGAACTTACGGTTGTATTTCAAAATGCCTTTGATGATGACCTAACGGATGAGGGAACTATCTCGTTAGTTAAAGAAGTGTTAAAAGGTAAGTTAAGTGATGACGAATTTTCAACTGTTATTAGCGCTATCTTTGATGAAGTTGTAACCGACAAAGTTTTAATTGAAACATTCAATGAAGTGTTAAAAACAGAGTTGACTGTTGAGAAGTTTCAAGCTGTTGTCGGAGCACTTGAATCTACAGTAATTTCCAATGAACAAGTTGCACAAGTTGTGACTTTAATTATTCAACAAGAAGGTGGCATTAATGAAAGCCAAGCAACGGAACTTGCAACAAGTCCTAAGGTTTTGGAAAGCATAAGCGGAGAACAAGCAACAGAAGTTTTTGACGCTATAGTTGCATCTGATGTATCAGCAGATGCTGGGTTAGCCATAGTAGAAGCAGTTCAAGAAGCGCCTAAAGAAGTACGTAAATCATTTGAAAAAGAAATTAATGTATACGAAGGAGTATTTGATACTTACGTTCAAATAGGTTCAAATATCCCTGTAAATACCCGCAGAACATTACTTGGGTTAGGTGCTGTATTATCTAGTACACCAGTTATTCGTAGATCCACACGTATATAGGTAGTCAATATACCCCGCTATAAGCCTCTGTGAGGCTCGTGAGTGCGTGCAAAACCATAAGAGGTACCCAACTACTGGCACATGTACCTAGGACAAATGGAGAGCTATTACCATGAAGAACATACTAACTGAGCTAACAGCCCTAACTTGGACTCTTGCAGGCACAGGTTTGGTTTTGATAACACTTTCAGGAGACACTAGAAAAAATGGAATTTTAATATCTATTGCTGCTATAGTACTGTCACTAACAGTAGCCTTTTTTAAGAAGGATGAACCAGCAGAATAAAGGGTAAATGAAACGTAACACAATAGGGTTTTTAACATATGATTGGGCAGTAGGGACACAACCATTACAACCTAATGGTTGCGCTTGGTATAGGTGCTTACTACCTATGCGTGAACTTGAGAAGCACGGGTGGAGAGTAGGAATGGGGTTACCTCATTTTGACAAGAGCCACGGGTTTGGCATGATCTTAGCCAAAGACAAGACGGTGCATGGTTGGGACATCTTAGTTTTTAAACTAATAATGAGAAAAGAAATTGCCAGTGCTATGCCAATGGCAAAAGCTCTAGGTCAAAAGATAGTTGTAGATATTGACGATTTCTTTGACGGTTTAGACGAAAGTAATCAAGCACATGCTGTTACTGACCCAAGACGCAACAGTGACAACAACACAGAACATTACAATAGTATTATTGCCCAAGCTGATGCAATAATTACTTCTACTCCCTTTCTCTATGAGTACTACTCTAAGAAATATAAAAATGTATTCTTAGTACGTAATGGTATAGATATCTCTAGGTGGAACAAAAGGTATGACAGGGCAGGCAACAGGCCAACTATTGGTTGGGTTGGTGCTACTCCCTGGAGGTCTAGAGACTTAGAAACTTTAAATCCTTGGATGGGTTCTTTTATTGAAAAAAACAAGTTGTCGTTTCACCACTCTGGGCATTTGGGTAACGGGTCACCTTTTGCACGTGATCAATTGAAGATCAACAAAAGACATTGCTCAGAGACACCCCTTAGCCCAATTAATGAATATCCAAAACTGTTTTTAAATATGGATATTGGGTTAGTTCCACTAAACGATGTTCCATTTAATCATGCTAAATCTTATATTAAAGGTCTTGAATACGCTGCAGCAGGTGTTCCTTTTGTTGCGTCTAGTGCTCCTGAATACAAATTTTTATCAGATGCTGGTGTTGGCAGAGTGGCGCATAACGAAGAAGAATGGAAGTATCATCTTACAGAACTGCTTAATCCACAGATGAGAAAAGATGAGGCAATAATAAACTACGAACTTGTAAGAGATATGTTTTCTATGCAAGTTCGTGGATCAGATTGGAATAACACTATGGAAAGGATAATGAAATTATGATAACCGTAGGAACAACGCTTGCAGCGTTTGTAATGGACAATAAGGACCATTGGGGTTCTTGGATGAAGAATGCAGAACAGGTAAAAGAGAAATACCAACAGTTTGGAAATTGGACTGATGTTACATATTTTGCAGCGCTTCAAGTAGATGCTCGTGGTTTAGAGCCTTTTAAACCGTTTATTGAACGCCTTGAAGCTATCGGTGGAACATACTGGACATACTCACTAGACGACAAAAGAACTGAAGTTTCCACCAACAACCGTATACGACACATCACTGTGGGACAAAGCCTTACCAACGATTTTGCAATGTCAGATCCAGGGTGCACACACCTCTTGTTTATGGCTGCTGATTGTATGCCACCTGACGACATTCTCCCAAGGATGCTGGAGATGGATCACCCACTGTGTGCTCCGTACATTCCTACATATGGCTTACGTGGTCCGTATGTTGAGACATACCCGTACCGAGTGATGAATGCAATGGCTTCCGCCGCTGCAATATTTATTGCAAGAGAAGTGTTTTCGGGTATTAGGTGGAGATGGGATATGGATAAAAACATGTCAGATGATCCATGCTTCCACCACGACGCACTCAATTATTTAAAAATCCCAACCTACGTAAGAGAAGACTGCATTGCACGACATTTCCCAGAAGCAATTGGGGCTATTGAAACTCGTGGTCACGATATGACAGTTTACAGGTGATAAAGAAGTTAAGAGAGTTTTATACTGCTAAAGAATTAGCAGAAATATATGCCACACCACACGACCATGCAATATATGGGCGAGGGCATGGCATTCGTGTAAACATGACAATACAACTTGCTAAGGATATGGCCTATCAAGCGGAGGCAAAGTCAGTTGCTGACTTAAGTTGTGGTAACGGTGCAATTGCCAAAGCATTGGATGTTGAAAAGACCATACTTGGCGATTATGCAGAGGGCTATGAATACTTTGGTTTGTTGGAAGTTAATTTAAAAAAGATTGAAAATGTAGACTTGTATATTTGTTCAGAAAGTATTGAGCACGTTGAGGACCCAGGTTCAGTTCTAACTTTAATAAGAAGTAAATCGCAAACACTAGTTCTCTCAACCCCAATTGACGCTTGGGATGACACAAACGAAGAGCACTACTGGGCTTGGGGAAAGCAAGATGTTGAGATGCTTTTGAAGAATGCTGGTTGGACTCCAGATGTTTTTGTTATGCTGGATACAACAGTATTTGGTGAACCATACATATATGGAATGTGGGGATGTAAATGAAAATTCTTATTACTGGCGACGCTGGTTTTGTTGGAGGATACTTCTACAAAGCGCTTGATGGTCACGACATTACGGGCATAGATATAAAAAACGGAATAGATGCCCGTAAGTTTTTTGCAACAGATGAAACACACTTTGATCTAGTAGTCCATTTGGCAGCGATAGTTGGAGGAAGGGCGACCATAGAAGGTGAGCCACTATCTGTTGCGGTAGATCTTGCGATTGATTCTGAATTATTTCAGTGGGCGTTAAGGACAAAGCCAAAAAGGATTATTTACTATTCTTCTTCGGCTGCTTACCCAATAAAATTACAAGACTATGGTTCTACGCACCACTTAGTTGAGTCGGATATTGATTTAGCCAATATCCAATCTCCTGATTACACATACGGTTGGGCGAAACTCACTGGAGAGATGCTTGCAAGTTACGCAGAAAAAGAAGGTCTAAGAGTGCATATATTTCGCCCATTCTCTGGCTATGGGGAAGACCAGTCACTTGATTATCCTTTCCCATCGTTTATTAAGCGTGGCGTTGAAAAAGCAAATCCATTTAAAATTTGGGGTTCAGGAAATCAGGTAAGAGACTTTATACATATGGAAGATGTTGTTGAAGCAACACTAGAAGCTGTACGGCAAGACATACAAGGTCCAGTGAATCTAGGACTTGGACGAGTTACTTCGTTTAATGATTTGGCAACTTTGGTGGCAACCGAGTGCGGTTATTCTCCTGAGTTTGAAAGAATAATTGGAGCACCAGAAGGTGTTCAATACCGTGTATGCGACCCTACAAAAATGTTGTCTTTCTACACACCCAAAATATCACTTGAAGAAGGAATTGCAAGGGCTGTGCGGGAACAAAGTAAGTAAATTACTGCATAGGGAAGTAATATATAATTGACGGATGGCTAGACCAAGAGGCATAAACCCAGCGGCTAAGGCTCGCATCAAAGACTCGATACAATCCTTTGCCTACGCTGACGAGCAAACAAAAGAAGCACTTTTTGAAAAAGAAGAGAACTTTGATCCTTGGGTGGCGTCAACCAGCGGTCATGATAATGCTGACGATTCTATGTTGGGTGAAAACACTAATGGACAAGACAGTACTCGCTTTACATTTGTTCAATACTTTTTTAACCCAGAAACGCTTACTGGTGATATCTACATGGACTTTCGTGGAAGAAAAAATAGAAGTAATCCAACAAGGTATGTGTTTAACAATGTCCCTGTATATCAAGCCAAAAACTTCTATGAGGCACTTTCAAAAGGTAAAACATTTAATACTGGAGGAATGAGCGGAGGCTACGTGGACTATGATAAAGATCACTTTTCCC